CCAGCGTTGAGAGTTGCCTGCGTTTTGGGTATAAATTATCTCTCCATTCATTTGGGGTTTGAAGCTTGGGTCTACCGAAAGGGGATAAATTGTAACTTCCAAGAAAAACGCATTGCACGTAAGGATGTCAAACGTTATTTATGATACGGATTCAGTCATTGTGCTTACTAAATGGGCACAGAAGTGGTTGAAATTTGGGTGGAATATCATTGTTGAAGGGTCGCCTACTGAACAAATCGCAGCAAAGTTAATCAAGGAGCTTGACGCTACCCTTGAGGAGCCTTGCAACTATGTTGAGTCGATCATTGATGAGCGGGTTAGGCTCATTTCTAGTGTCAAACGCACTAAAAATGGTGTTGAAGCCGTAGTTTCTACCGGTGAGGCTGGCAATGGTGTTGTTGACACTACTACCAGTGTCGTTGAGGATAAGGTTGATGTTGTTCGCGAAGTTGTGTCACGGAAAGTTTCGCAAAAACTTATCAAGAAACAGCGGTCGAATTTTTCTGCCGCAGTTTCGAAGAAAGCGTACAACAAGTTTGGGGAAAGGCCGATGACCCCAGCTAACATCCTGGTTACACGTAAATGGTTACATAAGTACCTTGAAAGCGAGTTCAAGGACTTGCGCACGAGTGATAAGAATCTTGCGATCGATAGGGCTTTGTTTCTTTCTTTTGTTCCTACTAAGGATTTCTTGAGGATGAGAGTTCTCATGGAGACTAAAGGTATGGAGAATAGGATGGGTAAAGAGAACTTCTTGGGGAAAATCTTCCAGCTTCGGCGGGGAGACTCTTCCCTATAGGGGTGCCCAATTGCTTTATCTGGTAGGGGCTGCGGTAAAAGTAGCGTCGATATTTCCCCTACCGTTTTGCAGATAGACGCAGCAGTTGGGTGTCCTAAACATCGTAATTACGTTCGTGTGTCTCTGGTCTCACCAGACCTAGAGGTTGTACCATTTGATCATAGGTTGACTACTCTTGAGAGAGCTGTTAAGGAAAGGGTGTTTGTGGTGAAAGATTCGTCTGACCCCACGGGGTTCGCACCCCCTCCTAAACCGGCCCCTGGATACTTTTCTGCGAAACTTGGTGGGTTTCGTAGGGCTGTTGATAAATTTCTGCCTAAGACCGCCCCTTGGAGTCATCAACAATTTGTTGACTCGTATAGTGGCCGCAAGAAAGTAGTTTACCAGCAGGCGCTTGCAGAGCTTAATGAGGGTTATGGCGATGCGGCGAAAGATGCAGAGGTTAAGGTTTTCATCAAGAATGAGAAAACAGATCGCACTACCAAACAAGATCCCGTTCCTCGAGTTATCTCGCCAAGGAATCCTAGATTCAATATCAGGGTTGGCAGATATCTCAAGAAAATTGAACACAGGGTTTTTAAATCCATCGGGAAATTGTTTGACCATCCCACGGTCATGAAGGGATACGACATACATGATACAGCTCGAATTATGAGGGAGAAATGGGATATGTTTGACAAACCAGTAGCTGTTGGCTTAGATGCCAGCAGGTTTGATCAACACGTTTCACAGGATGCCCTCAAGTTTGAGCATGAATTGTGCGTTTCCTGTTTTGCAAGCAAGAAAGATAGGTTTAAGTTGGGGAAGTTGCTTGAGCACCAGTTGGAGAATCGGTGTGTGGGCTATACTCCTGATGGTAATCTATCTTATACTACCGATGGCACCCGCATGAGTGGCGATATGAATACCTCTTTAGGTAATTGCATACTCATGTGTGGTATGATTTGGCAGTATCTCAGCGATAGAAGTATCGTTGGCTCGCTTGCAAACAATGGAGATGATTGTGTCGTTTTTATGGAAGAACGAGACTTAGAGAAGTTTTCTCTTGGTCTTGATTCCTGGTTTCGGAAACTGGGCTTCAACATGGTTGTTGAGGCTCCAGTTTATGAATTTGGCCAATTGGAATTTTGCCAAACGAAACCAGTGTTTGATGGTGTACGCTGGGTCATGGTCCGCAACCCAATCACAGCCATTGCTAAGGATTCAGTTATGCTGGAACCTTATCAATCCAAAGCCAAGTTTCTTGGTTGGTTGGATTCAGTTGGTGTTGGGGGACTGTCAATGACCGGTGGTATACCAATCTTCCAATCTTTTTATGGGATGTATGTGAGGTCTGGCAAGAAACGCACGGTGCCTGATCGGTTACTTAGCTGGAACATGCAATGGCACTTGAAGCATGGAGTTTGTCGCCATGTGGTGCCAGTGACAGCTGAAGCTCGGTCTAGTTTCTATGACTCGTTTGGGATAACTCCTGACGAGCAGTTG